AATGTATTTAACTACAACAGGTGTTCACAATACAGCAATAGGCGGTATAGCTTTATATACAAATAGTACAGGCTCTTATAACGTAGCAGTAGGATATAGAGCTTTAGAATCTAACACCACTGCATCTGCTATGACAGCTGTTGGTTATCAAGCTGCTTATTCTCACAATGTATCTTCTGGTGGAACAACAGCAATAGGTTATCAAGCATTATATTTAGGAACAGCTCCAGATAATGTGGCTATTGGTTATCAGGCTGGATACTCAAATACAACTGGAGCAAATAATTCTTTTATAGGCAGACGATCAGCATATTCAAATACTACAGGTGCTAATAATGTAGCATTAGGTAGAGATGCCCTCTACAACAACACCACAGCATCTTACAATACAGCATTAGGTCGTGAAGCTCTCTACTCCAACACCACTGCATCTTTCAACACAGCGGTAGGAATGCAATCTTTAACGAGTAACACAACAGGTGCTAGTAATACAGCAGTAGGTGAAGCTGCTTTAGATGCAAATACTACAGGAGGTTCTAATGTAGCTGTTGGTCGTGATGCTCTAGGTGCAAATACTACTGGAAGTTTTAATCATGCATTTGGTAGAAACGCTTTATTAACTAATACTACTGGTCAATATAATAATGCTTTTGGTAATGAGGCTTTAAAAGTAAATACTGCTAGTAACAATAGTGCTTTTGGTCACGCTGCTTTGCTTTCTAACACAACAGGTACTGATAACACAGCTGTAGGTTATCAAGCTTCTTATGATATAACTACAGGAAACAGAAATACATCTATTGGAGTTAGATCTGGAAGAAACCTTAGTACAGGTTCAGATAATATTAGTATAGGTTATCAAGCATATCCAACTGCTACTTCCTCAAATGGTCAATGCACACTAGGTAATACTTCAATTACCAACCTTCGCTGTAACGATACATCTATCTCAACACTATCTGATGCACGAGATAAAACCAATGTCGTTGATATTCCACTTGGTCTAGACTTTATCAACAAGATGAGACCTGTAGCATTTGACTGGGATAGACGAGATGGTTCAATGCAAGGTGCTAAAGACTTTGGGTTTATTGCACAAGAACTAAAAACAATCCAAGATCAAACAGCTTATGCTGAACATTTAAGATTAGTGCATGAGGATAACCCAGAAAAATTGGAAGCTGATCCTATGAAAACATACCCTGTTTTAGTAAAAGCAATACAAGAACTCTCTGCAAAAGTAGAGGAATTACAAACTGAAATTAACACTTTGAAAGGAAACTAAAATGACAGATGAAAATGTAGTATTAGATGTACCAAGTACCGAAGAAAAAGCACAGCACTATTCTGCAATGCAGGATTCTGTAAACTTAATTAATGAGATGAGAACTAACCCACCTGAAGATATGACTGACGAAGAAGTAGCAGACACTATCTCTAGGAATGTAGAACATCTTGAAATCATGGTAGCAAAAGAATGGTGGGGTGATGAAGATATGACCGCAGCAAACGCAGCAATTGCTGGATAATTTTAACTTTACAAGGAAAATACAATGGCTAAAAATAAACAAGAATCCATTAAAACACAAATTAAAATAGATGATGTTGATTATCAATATGAAGATATGACACCAGAGCAACAAACAATGGTTAATCATATTGCTGATTTAGATAAAAAACTTAATGGCACAAAATTTAATGCTGACCAATTACAAGTAGGAAAAGATGCTTTTGTTAATATGTTAAAGACATCGTTAACATCTAAAGAAGAAAAAGAAGATGAAACCCGAAGAACAAAAACAAGCGATTAAAGAAGGCTTACAAGAGTGGCTGAATGACAAGTTCTCTGAGTTTGGAAAGTTCTCTCTTCGTGGAATATTTGCTTTGATGTTAGTTGGTTTAGTTTACTTGTGGGCCACATCTCAAGGCTGGAAAATATGACAGAGGAAACTCTTATTGCATTCTTTGGACTCATAGTATTATTTACATACTGCTATGCATTGGTTTAAAATTTTTCTAACAAAACCTGTAACTGTTACCATAGCCTTATTGTTAGCTTTACCAGTAAGCCCACTTATTTTATGTTTGTTATATGGGTGGACTGCTTATGGATGATGAAAAAGAAAAAGAAAAAACCAGTAAAGAACGGCAAGAAGAATTACGCAGATGGTTTGAATCTTTAGGAGATTGCTGTTAAATGTTAAGCTTATTACAACACCTAATTCCTATTGGCCTTGGGTTTTTTGCTAAACTTGTAGCAATTAAATCACAACAAGCGCACGATCAAAACGAGCTTATGCTAAAAGCCTTGGCTGCTAAGTCAGGCGAGATACAAAAAGCACGCGAACAATCTAACAACGAATCACCAATGGCTGCGTGGAATAGACGTATCCTCATGTTTGTTATATTAGCTCTTGTAGCTGTTTACCCTATTGCTGGATTACTTGATATACAAACTGTAATACCAGTAGACATTCCTAAATCTAGTTTTTTGTTTTTTGAATGGGGTGGCGGTACAGAATTTAAAACAATAGACGGACTGTATAAGTTTGATGAAATATTTACATGGGCTACTATGATTGTAGAGTTCTACTTTGGTGGGCAGCTTGCCAAGGGCAGATAAACATATATAATACCTTTATGTATCAATCATATAGGATTACATCATGTATAAGTCTGTATTAGTTATATCAGATCTACACATACCTTACCATCATCCTGATGCGTTTAAATTTTTAGCAGCACTCAAGAAAAAATACAAGCCGGACCTCGTAGTTAATATAGGTGATGAGATTGATCAACACTCTATTAGTTTCCACAATCACCATCCAGATCTAAAGTCTCCAGGCGATGAGTTGCGTGCAGCTAGAGTGTATGTCAAAGAACTAGAGAAAATTTTTCCTAAGATGACCTTGGTACACTCTAATCATTCATCATTAGTTTATCGTAAGGCAGTCGCTCATGGCTTGAGCCTAGAGTATCTAAAATCTTACAACGAGTTCTTAGAGGTCGGAGATGGTTGGCAATGGGTAGATGACTTAAAAGTTACGCTATCTGATGGTCAAAGATGTTTCTTTACTCATGGCATGGCAGCCGATGTCATGAAAGTGGCGCAGCAATATGGTATGAGTTCTGTTCAGGGACACTATCATTCTAAATTTAGTATTAGTTATTATTCTAACCCTGACAAATTAGTATGGGGATTACAAACAGGGTGTCTCATTAATCAAAAAGAGCTTGCCTTTGAGTATGCCAAAAATTTCAAGTCTCGGTTTGTTGTTGGTTGTGGAGTAATTATCGATGGACAACCCAAACTAATGCCGATGGTGTTAAAGGATGGAGGCCGATGGATAGGGACGATAGTTTAGATGTAGAGTTTACTTCCGAGGCTGATGCAGATCAAGCTGAAACTTTAGATAAGTTGATCGGGAGAAAGATTTGGAATGTAGAATTGCTAGAAGATGATACACAATCCATGATTAAAATCTGTTTTTCTAAAGAAGAGGATGATTATTTACTGATTCATTGCGAAGGTGCAGATTTATATCTAGTTGAACCTAAAATGAAGTCAGTCCACTAAAAACGACCCCTTGTAAGGCTCGTGGTGAGCTTTTCTCATGTGTCCCTAGGGGTTAGTATCAGATTATATTGAAGTATTTACCAAGAGCCTCATGACAACTCAGGACGACATTCATGGTTTTCTGTATAGATTAAACAATAAATTAGAGTAATATACTGAATGAAAGGAGAAAATACTATGTGGACAACACCAATTGCAACAGAAATGCGTTTCGGTTTTGAAGTAACAATGTATGTAATGAATAAGTAATACTTGTAATACAGAAATAGAGGATCACTTTCGATCCTCTATTCTTTTTCCTATCCATTCCATCACAGGTACTGCCATACTGTTACCCATTGCTTTATAATGGTAAATCCCCAAACTCCTCAGTAATTTGTTCGTAAGATATGTTTTCTACCTCAATAATCTTACATTCTGGGCGAAACTTAATGAATACCTCCGCAGCATCTCTTGTATTAAATGTACGGAGGCTTTCACCATACTCATCAGTAATTATAAATCTATCTTCCATCCTTTCTTTGCAACCTTTTTAATAATGTATTCATAATCTAGGTTACAGGCTGTTAAGCAAAGTTGCAACATTTCATTGTCCTCATCGCACAACCATTCTGTTGCTTCTATTTTATGCTTACTATTAACATTTAAATTAATGGCATCATGTATTGCTTGGTTTAAAACTGACAGCAATAAAGGAGCCATAGGGATGTCAAGTAAAGGATTCTGATCATTAGATAAAGACTGATCTAACCCGTATGAGTATCGTTTATCTTTCATAATTAATCCCTATACTTATTATAAAGGTCATCCATTGCTTGTTTAATGTCTGATAATTTATACTTTGATATGCGGTTCTCCAATACCGCTTTGTTAGTTTTATATAACAGGTCTGCTTTTTCCTTTTTAGTTGTAGCGGCTGCTGATGAGCTGTCTATGGTTTTAATTAGCTTTGTAAAAGCCTCTGTAAACCTGTACTCGTCAGGAAGTGTCAACTCACCTTTGCCCGGCAGACTCAGGCTAATGGCTTTTTTATAGGAGGCGGCGTCCTTGTTTCTTTTTTACTTGTATCTGCCTCAGACCTTGTAGCATCATCATCTAGTGCTTCTTCGGGTGGAATGCCACAAGCGGCCAACAAACTGTAACGGCGGCAGTAAGTCAAGGCCGAACCGTAGCCCTGTGGGGTCTGTTTTTCAGCACGTAAATGTAACACACCTCCGGACATAGTTTGCCCGGATTCATGTAAAAATATAGTCTCCACTTTCACGCCATCCTCACATTCATGAGTTTTTTGTACTAAAGCTAACCCATTACTATTCAAGGCTTCCTTTACTGCTTTAATACATGCAGCAAGACTTGCATAATCATTTCTAAAATGTGGGTTGGTACTATCTAACCCTGTTTTTTCAAATTCCTTTTGTGCTGCTACGAATGCCTTAGCAATCTCCGAAGTTGTCTGTTCCATCTGTATCTCCTATATAGTTTTTAATAATATCTTTTGCTTGTAAATCTAACCAAGCCTCTCTTATTAGTTTTGCTTCTTTTACTGTATTTAAATCAGCATCTTTCGATGGTTCGCGACCGGCCAAAACCTCAAACCAGTCGTTATCATCTTTCTCTTCTTTTGTTTTAAACATTTACTTTCACCTTTAGTTTATTAACACGGATAGTTCTGGCTTCCTTAGCTGGGACCAATGTTTCTGGTTTGGCTTTATAGTTTATCTCACCCCATGTGACATGATAATTCCCGGCTTTGCCATACTTTGCATCACCCATACGTGCCATAACACGCGCCGTTGTTACATCATGTATCTCTTGTAAGTCCTTAATATCTTGGCGAGTTTCTTGTATAGTCTGTATATCGTTTTCCATGTCAGATAAGTCTACAGTATCATCAGTAGCTTCGTCAAATACTTTTGCCGCAGACTTTGGTGTAGTAAAATCATACCATTCAACTTCTTGGTGGTTTTTGTATTTCTGCACTCTGCGATCAAAATCTATAGCCGCAATTCTAATGTTTTCTATGAGTTCTTTATCTCGGTAGAATACATGTAATACAAGTTTAATACCTCGATGCAATACAGCAACTACACCCCAGTCGCAGTCCATAATATCCATAGCCATCTGCAACTGCACTCGTCCACGATACATAGGGAGTTCTAATTCAGACTCATGCGAAGTTAGTTTTGCTTCAATGATGCCGCGGCCGCTTAGTTTTATTTTGTCAGAATAACAAACAATGTTGTCCTGATAATTACTTGTTAACACTTGATCTTCACCTTGTGCTGTTGCATCTAAACTGACGGCCATTGGAACATCATTAGAGCTAAAGCCTCTTGAAAACTGCGTCCAGTACTTACCTAGTTTTAACCTTCTGCATGCTTCTTTAATAATGTCAACTTCAAATTGTGTACCCCAATGCAAAGCTTCGAATGTAAGCTCTTTCCGGGGCTTGTTGTTAACTGCATCCATAGCTGTTTGCAAGCAATCGTTAGCAGTCATGAATGGATTGTGCCCCATAATGGCTGCGCTCGTGCTGCCGGTCATAATGTCATCCGGCGTTAGTTTTCCTTCTGCTTTATCTTTTACTGCTAAATTATCATTACTTGTTATATTCATTGTATAAATTCTCCGCTGTTATTATTCTACGAACATGGTCATTTTTAAAATCACGACCATTGGCTGTTTTAATGCCTAAACTATTAAGACGATCTGCTATCTTAAAAAGGTCAGGCATTTTTTGGTTGGTAGTTCTCCTTAGTCGTGCATCGTTCATACACTGCAAAATAAGAGGAGCTACACTTTTTCTATAGTCCATGGCTTTCCGGTGGGTTGATGCTCCACCCTTGGCGCTTATCTCGGCTATTTGATCTCTTGGCGCACCAAGTATAACTCCACGCTTTTTAGCTTCTGCGAGGGCTTGCTTAGTTCTCTGAGATATCATATCCGCTTCGTGCTCGGCTATCATAGCGTGCATGTGCCATTCTAGTTTGGTCATGTTCTCCTGACCGGCAACAATCAAAGGGACATCACGCTTTAATAATCCCGAGATAAAATGCAAATCTCTAGCTATCCTATCTGTTTTTGCGAGCAATAGCTTAGAGTTAGGCGTGTGTTCTACCAACTGCAACGCCGTGTGAAGATTTGGCCTAGATATGGCGCTAGTTTTCCGGCCTGACTCGTAGTCAATAAATTCAGCCGTAAGTTCTCCTGTATGTTGCTTAATATGCGACATCACAAGGGCCCTTTGGGCTTCGATACCTAACCCGCTTTGTTTCTGCGCGTCCGTTGATACGCGCAAGTATGTAATATAGTTAGTCATTCGCTACCCCTTTATTTTGATTAAAGTATAATTTAATCTCATTCAACGCCTCGGGGTTCAGTCTATCCATGCAATTTAAAACCGTGCTAGGGCCTAAGGCTAGCGCAAGGGTGCTAAACTCTCGGATAAGATATTCAGCGTGTAATTGGTTCTCATAGTCCATTGTATTAAGTCCTTTTATAGTTATTAATATGATTATCAAATGATAATCCTATAGCACCCCGCAAGGCGCTATAAGTTAACACTTAAGATTGTAAATCCTACTTTGTTTCGTAATACTCAATAATGCTTTTATCTTTAAAATGCGCATAGTTAACTTCTAGCGTGAAGCTTGAAGGCTTCCCGTTATCGTCTACGCGTATAACAATGTCATAGGGACGTAATGCTTTATTAACTTCACTAGAAGCGCCTTCGAGCTGTAATTGTATGAATTGGTCTTCCATGCTTATTCCTCCTCTTCTGTCTCTTCGGGGTCATCGGTATAATAAAGCTCGTCATTCCAGTTTTGACTATTGACAGCGCATTCATTAAGCTCCCCGGAGTCCATCTGGTGAAGTTTTTCCTGAGCTTCCTCCAAGCTTGAAGCTTCAATACTTACATCATAATAAACAGTTTCACTCGCTTGGAATTCATAGTTATAAGTTTTTTGCTTTTGTTTTGCTTTCATTGTATTAAGTCCTTTTATAGTTAATTAATATATGTAGCGCCATTGCCATGGGCCACTATTGCAATGCTTGGGGCAGTTTGATGCGAACCCATGCAAAGTTTGCAAGTGTTGCATTGAGCCTTGCGCCCGGCTTCCTCGGATGCTGGACAAAGTATTTCATTTTCTGTTTTATCACTAACGGCCGTTATAATGCGAAAGGTCCGGCGCTTACTTTTCCATGCAATACGCGCATCTTGTAAACTATCCGCGCTTATCATAGTGAGATCGGGCCTAATGTCCGCGCCTTTAATGTTATTTTGATGAGTGTATCCGGTATGGCCGGCGCTATCTTTTAGCAAACTATCCCATATATGCGAAGGGACAACGGCCGGGTCGCCATAAGTACCTAGGCGGACCATTCGGCCACGTCCTAGGCTTGTTATGTCCTCGGCTGTATCATAATTCCCTTTTTTATAGCTTTTATAGACTGTCAAAGGCCCATGGAATAACGTTACATAACATGAGCGCTTTTTTGCTTGCTTGCCTTTTCCGTCCGGGTCGGCCTCGCCTCGGTGCTTACAATCTCCGCAGATAGAATAATCATATCCATACTTTGATGCGCTTAACGGGTCCATGTCGGCCCGGATAATATAAGTTTGAACCATGTCCCCAGTCTTTTTATTGCTAGATTTAACCAATGCAATAACTACAATGGGCGAGCCGTCTATCAATGACGGCCCCTCGTATATAATAGAATTATTCATTTATAAAACCTCCAGTGGAAAGGTGTAACAAGTTTAGTAAAACTGAGCCCGAATTCACCGTGAGAATCAAACAAGGCTCCATTTAAAATGTCTTTACTAGTTAACTCGCCATTGTCTAATAAATCATCATTTAAAGCATCTTCAATAATGTCTTGAAGGTCCTCGATAATATTAACTGTTGATACTTCGCATACATTCGGTTCGAATAAAAACGCTAAAATACTTGAATCATATGGCATGTATCCTATAAAACAATCGGACTCATCCTCGGAGCGTGACTCTACAATAAAGCCGGGCATTCCTTTTATATATTCGGTTATTGTGTATTCTTCCGGGTCGTAGTAACCGCAGTTTATTAAATGCGTCTTTTTTATATAACTTTTAATATCATCCTCGGCCTTTGCGCCGGTGCTATCAACCTCGATAACCTCAACACCCGAGTCAGTCATAAAATCGGCGTTCCTACTTGTTAATATAAAATATCTCATTAAACAGCCTCCCTTTTAATTTCATTTATATATTGATAAAGCCAAATAGGGATTAAACTTTTAACGTCCTTTTCCTCTATGACAACCTCGTTAACACAATCGGTTGATAAAAAAACTTCATTGTTGTGTGTTGTTGTGTTATTACATGGATATAAAAAAAGCTCTAATGTGTCATCTAAAATAAAATGGACATCTACGAACCCACCCCCGGGAGCTTCAAAGCTATGCCAAGCATCAAGCTCCATGAGTATCCGGCCTTCGTGTGACTTTGCCCATGTTTTAAATTGACTTAATATACTCTCTTCAATTTCTGGAGTTATCTTGTCTATTAGCTGGAGTGTGTTATTCATTAGATAACCCCCTTATAGATTAAAAAGGCTATTGTAATAACTAAAGCTGATAGTAAACAAAGACTAACAACCGGGAAGCCGGCCATTGTCGCAATTGATGCCACTGCGCAAACAGCGAATAAAACAATAACAAAAAGTGTAGTTTCGATTAAATTCATTTTCTAAGTCCTTATATAGTTATTTAGATAGTACAATAGGAGTATATCATCAAGATATCTATTATTGCAAGCATTTATATAACATCTATAATAGTGCTATGGAATACAACCTCCCAAAGAAACCAAAGATAAAAGAAAAGACACCGGCCCCGGACCAGAGGAAATTCGCAGTCGTTCCGTTGCATATAATAGACAAGGCCGTGACACTTGAAAGCTTGCGCGTATTGATTGTATTATCGAGTTATTGCAATAAGGCCGGGTTCTCGCATGTCTCATTGAATAGGATAGCGAATGACTTAGGGACAACAGCGCAAACTGTTAGTTATCATATGAGCCGGTTACAACGGTTGAAGATAGTTAAGAAAATCAGTGGACATTATACGATGATAAAGGGCGCAACTCGGCGCATTATATATGATGACAAGATAAGCAATGAAGATGCTAGCCGGATAGCTCAGGCCCCAATTGAACCATATAACAACAGTGAAATAACTAGCATGATAAAGGCTAAGCATATCAATAATAACAAAGACATAGAGGAAGCAAAGAAGAGTCATAGCTCGAATGAATCAAGACTAAGTTATAACGAGGAAGTAACTAGCTTGTTGGAATGTGTCTCGAGTGAGTCCGAACTCGCGCGCCTTACAATCTTGATTGAGTCCGGGGCTTCCCTTGAATCATTGCGAGAACATATTAACAAGGGTGCTAGCGTGTTATCTTACAAGGGCTAAACGCCCGTTTAGCTGTTGACGTTCTCAAAAATGCAGTACCTTCACCCCCCCGTACCCCCCCCAACAC